CCGATCTTAATCTCCCCGATCACGACCAGTACGGTCCCTAGCGGTCCGTGTGTGGGCCAGACTGAGCAGGATTAGAAAAGATATGACCGAGACGATAACTCCCCGGTATGGGGCTACTGAGCCTCGGCTACATAGTCCGTACCTCAAGGGCCCTAACCGCGGCGATGAGATAGCGCAGCTAGCAGAAAGTATCGGCCTGCCGCTTTTGCCTTGGCAGGATTTTGTAATTCGAGATATGACTGCCGTCTCGGAGGATAATTTATTTATCCGTAAGACAAGCCTTGTACTTTGTGCCCGGCAACAAGGTAAAACTCACCTCGCGCGTATGATGATGCTCGGGCATATGTTTTTATTCGATAGCCCTAACGTACTTATTATGAGCTCTAATAGATCGATGGCTTTAGATACCTTTAGGCAAGTGGCCTACGCGATCGAGGGCTCAGCTGAACTCAGCCGGCAGGTTAAGCAGATCCGTTTTGCTAACGGTACCGAGTCCATAGAGCTAAAAAACGGACATAGGTTAGACGTGGTCGCAGCTACAAGAGATGGATCTCGTGGCCGTACTGCCTCGTTTTTGTATATCGATGAAGTACGCGAAATCTCGGAGGAGGGCTACCGCGCAGCTACTCCTACTACTCGAGCTAAAGCTAATGCTCAAACGCTCTTAACCTCTAATGCTGGAGATAGTTTTAGCACCGTACTTAATGACCTACGCGAGAGAGCTCTATCTAATCCTCCTGAGACGTTTGGCTTTTATGAGTACTCGGCTCCGCCTTTTGCCAAGATTACCGATAGGGCAGGCTGGGCTTTTGCTAACCCAGCACTTGGCTACACGGTTACCGAGGCAGCGCTTGAGGAGGCAGTAGCTACTCAGCCTATCGAGACTACAAAAACCGAGATGCTCTGCCAGTGGATAAGTAGTACGGCCTCACCTTGGCCTCACTTGTCGGTTGAGGAGTCAGGCGATAAAGATCTAAAACTTGTACCCGGGCCTCTTACTATTTTTGCTTTTGACGTAGCTCCAAGCCGTAGAGATGGATCGCTAGTTATGGGCCAAGTACTCCCCGATGGTCGGATAGGGGTAGCAGTGCTTGAGATATTTAGATCCGATGTATCGATCGATGAGCTCTTTGTAGCTAACGCTATTGCTAAGTGGGCCAAGGTTTACTACCCGAGAGCTGTAGCTTATGACAAGTACACCACTGCCTCGATCGCTAAACGCCTTGAGGTAAACGGTATACAAATTATGGATATATCCGGTACTAAGGGTTATCAAGCCTCGGGTGATCTCTACGAGGCTCTAGCTAACAAGCGATTAGTACACTCGGGCCAAGATGAGCTCGTAACGCATATGGCTAATTGCGCTGCCAAGGAAAGCGATGCGAGCTGGAGAATTATCCGCCGTAAATCCGCCGGGCCCGTAGATATTGCGATCGGCCTTAGTATGGTAGTCCACGTACTTACGCAGCCTCTCGGTGAGGCTAAAGTATACGTTTAGACACGCTCTTTATAACCGTACTAATGCTTGACAATATGGAAAAATGGAGACTATGGGACTATTACAAACTCTTGGCTTAAGGTCAGCTGCTAAGCAGACCGTAGAGGCTCAATATGCCCCGGCCGTTATGGATACTACGTTTGGCTATGGATCCTTTAACACTAATAGCGCTTTTGGATATAACGGTATTGGTATCGATCGTAATTTTGCACTCCAAGTTAGTAGCGTAGCTCGCTGCCGTAACCTTGTAGCCGGAGTAATCTCCTCGATCGATTTATCATTATATAAAAAATCAACCGGTGAAAAATTAGGATCCCCGGTTTGGTTAGAGCAGCCCGATCAGCGCCAACCTCGCAGCGTTACTATTGCAGCTACCGTAGATAGTCTTATGTTTTATGCAGTCGCATATTGGCGCGTTACAAGTTTGTACGCCGATGATGGCAGACCGTCAGGCTTTGAGTGGGTCGCTAATAATCGCGTTACTTACACTACTAACAAATACGGTACTGAGGTTAAAGATTATTTTGTAGATGGTCAGCTTGTACCGATGGCAGGTATCGGATCGCTCGTTACTTTCCAATCTTTACTGCCTGGGGTATTGCAGTCTGCAAGTACTACTATTAAAGCCGCGTGGGATGTACAAAAAGCCGCCGCGGTAAGTGCAGCTACTCCAATGGCTACTACTATCTTAAAAAATAATGGAGCAGATTTACCGGAGTCTCAGATCCAAGGCATATTAGCCGGCTGGAACTCAGCTCGTAGAAATCGCAGTACGGCATATTTAACCTCTACTCTTACTGCAGAAAATATCGGATTTAGTCCTAAAGAAATGGGCTACGTGGATTTCAGCCAGTACCTTGCTACGGAAATTAGCCGCGCGATGAACGTACCAAGTTACCTAATTAGCGCTGATATGAATAACTCAATGACGTACCAAAATATATTAGATGGCCGTAAAGAGTTTGTAGCTTATTCTTTGCAGCCTTATATTTCAGCGATCGAGGATCGCCTCTCTATGAACGATATAACAAATAGCTCTAATCAGGTACGTTTTGCAGTAGACGATACGTTTTTACGTGTCGATGCAAAAGATCGTTTAGATATTATCGAGAAAATGTTAAATCTCGATTTAATCGATGTAGATCAAGCTAGATCGATGGAGCAACTAACACCGCTGGGGGATACAAGTGCTACTAACGTTTAGTCAAGAAATCCAAGCCGCCGATACAGAGCGCCGTATCGTCTCGGGACTTGTCGCACCATATGGCGAGATCGGGCACACAAGCGCCGGGCCCGTAATGTTTGAGCGTGGCTCGATTACTTATGCCGATGCCTCAAAAATTAAATTATTAATGCAGCACCAACAAGATAAGCCAGTAGGTCGCGCTATTAGTTTTAGCGACTCTACAAGTGGCGTATACGGATCGTTTAAGCTTTCGAGTAGCACTCGAGGACAAGATGCACTCGTACTAGCGCAAGAAAATCTCGTCTCCGGCTTATCCGTAGGGGTAGATGTAACCGCCTCTAAGCCGATGGGAGATTACTTGCTCGTTACCGCTGCAGTCCTCAAAGAGGTATCACTTGTCGAGAGTGCCGCCTTTTCTAGTGCATCAGTAACGGATATTGCCGCTGCTCGTGCAGCTCTCGAGGCTGCTACAAGTACAAAAGAAAAAACCACTACTATTTCTACGACTATCGTAGAGATCGAAACAGAAACAGAAACAGAAATGGAGGAGGCCGTGACCACTGCCCCTGAAAATACACCGGATGAAACTCCGGTAGATGCACCGGCTGAGGCTGAAAAGGTCGAGGCTGCTCGTAAGATCATCCGCCCATCAGTACTAGACTCTCAGCGAGTCCGTACCCCTATCGTCTCTATGGCTACATATACAGAGCACAAGATCAAAGCTGCACTAGGTAGCGATGAGTCACGCCTTTATGTAACTGCAGCCGATGATAGCTTTAGCACTAACCCTGCTTTTAACCCTACGCAATACCTCTCAGAGTTTGTAACTAATACACGCTTTGGAACTCCTGCTATCGATGCTTGCTCACAGGGAACCCTCCCTCAGAGCGGTATGACTATCTCAGTACCGTCACTTGTTACCTCAGCTGGTGGAGGATCAGGCGTAGCGCCTACCGTCACAGTAGAGGCCGAGGCTGGAGCCGTATCTAATACAGGTATGGTTACTGAATACCTCACAGGTACAGTATCTAAGTACTCAGGTATGAACACGATCTCAGTAGAACTACTAGAGCGCTCAGATCCTAATTTCTACGCAGAGCTAACAAATCAGCTACAAAACGCGTACCTAACCTCTATCGATACTGCCGTAGTGACTGCACTACTCGCAGCTAGTACAGCGGCAACAGCTACTACAGCTGATAGCGATGGAGTTATCGCTTTTAGCTCACAAGCTGCAGCAACTATTTACAAAAATACAGGTTACTTTGCTCAGAACTACGTAGGAAATGCCGCACAATGGCAGCTACTAATGGGCGCAGTAGATACCACAAAGAGGCCTATATATAATGCAATTCAGCCGATGAACGCAGCCGGACAGGTAGGCCCTCAGTCTATCCGCGGTAACGTACTCGGCTTGGATCTCTACGTAGATAAGAACTTTACAGAAACCACAGTAGATGACGGCTCAGCGCTAATTTTGGCTCCTGAAGCTTTCACCGTATACCGTGGACCACAGGCTTATATGTCCGTAAATGTTGTATCTAACCTACAGGTTCAGGTTGCAATTTATGGATTTATGGCAACGATCGCAAAAATGCCTAACGGTATCGTCCGCTACCTAAAGGCGTAAGTAAAAAACTAATAGTCGGTAGGGCTCTTAGCCCTTTGAGCCCTACCGGCCCTTTTTAAGATAGGAGTAAAGATGCCTGCTACATACGTCACCGAGGCCGAGCTACGCGCTAACCTTGGTATCGAAAATCTTTACTCAAGCGATATAGTCGAGACGTGTTGCCAAACGGCGCAGGATCTCCTAAATCAGTTTTTATGGTTTGCCTCAGCTCCAGTAGTCGGAGTAACTCTACAAAATAACGTAGCTACCGCGATGATCGCTAACCCTATGATTTTTACTACAGGGCAGAGCGTAACCTTGAGTGGATGCGGCTCAACTTTTAACGGTACCTATACCATCACCGGTACGATGCCTTGGAGCGCCGGTACTACAAATCAAATACCTACCCTTGTATGGAACCCTTATAGCTGGAATTGGCCTGCAGGTTATAGCTTTATCCAATTTACAAAGACCGCGGCTAACGTCAATTTCCAACGCGTATTACCTTATGGCTCAGCCGTAGGAGCAGATACAAAAACTAACTCATACGCTACGACTCCGGCTATCCGTGAGGCAGCGATGATCCTCGCAGTAGATATTTTCCAAGCTCGCCAAGTCTCACAGACCGGCGGCGTGACGATCGATGGCTTTAGTCCTAGCCCTTACCGTATGGGTAACTCGATGATCGGCAAGATCCGAGGGCTCATAAGCGGCTATCAAAATCCTAACAGTATGGTCGGATGATGCCTGCTCCTATTACTACACTCCGCGCCTCAGTAGCTACGGCTTTAGCTAATCCAAACGTTTGGAATACCTATAGCTTTCCGCCTCCAACTATTACGGCTAATAGCGTAATCGTGGCCCCGGCGGATCCGTATTTAACTCCAAGTAATAATACTTATAACTCGATCTCGCCTTTAGCAAACCTAAAAATTATTATGACGGTACCAATGCTCGATAATCAGGGGAACCTAAACGGTATCGAGACTACGGCGGTGGCGGTATTTAATAAACTAGCCGCCTCTAATATCGTAATGAATATTGGCAGTATGTCAGCTCCTACAGTACTTAGCGTACAAAGTGGGGACCTGCTTACGGCTGATTTTAATATCTCAATTCTCACGAGCTGGAGCTAACAAATGGCATATACAGAGGACGACCTGAAGTTTTTGCGAAAGATTGGGCAGATCGTAGACGACTCTGCACCGGTCAAAGTAGCAAAAGAAAAACCAACACCAACACCAACTAACGAAAGCGAGGAATAGGCTAATGGCTATATTCTTATCTAATGGAGTGGTCGTAACCCTTAACTCGGTAGACCTTTCAGATCACGTAACAAGTGCAACTATTAACCGCGTATTTGAGGAGCTAGAAGTTACCGCTATGGGTGATAACGCTCGTAAGTATGCTAAGGGACTCGAGACCTCAACTATTACTCTTGATTTTCTTAACGATAATGCGGCAAGCGGTCAAGGCGCAGTAAGAGCTGCACTGCAAGCTGCGTGGGGTACTACGGTACCTATTACGCTAAAGCAGACAAGCGCGGCAGTCTCTACGACCAATCCTGAGTACCAGAGCACAATTTTGGTAAACAACACCACCGACATTAACGGGGCCGTCGGTGATATCAGTAGCCAGTCGATTACGTTTACTTGTAATTCAGTAATCGTAGTAGACACCACACCATAACTAACTAACAAAGGGGCAACAAATGGCACGACTCAAAATAACAAGGGCAAGCGGTGAAGTGACCGAGCACCAAATCACTCCACGGATCGAGTATGCCTTTGAGCTCTACGCAAAAAAAGGTTTTCATAAAGCCTTTAGAGATGATGAAAAGCAGAGCGATGTTTACTGGCTGGCTCACGAGTGTTTACGCACAAGTGGCGAGACGGTTAAACCTTTTGGCGCTGAGTTTTTAGATACGTTAGTAAAGGTCGAGGTCCTAGACGATGAACCTTTAGGCTAGGGCGAGACTCCCTTACTTATCAGGTAGCGCAGCTATCGATACGGTTAGGGATCTCGCCTCAGTCGGTTATCGATCTCGATACAGAGATGTACAAGATGTTAGTGCAAGTATTAAACGATCAAGCTAAAGAGGTGGAGCAAAATGCCAATAGAGGTAAAAGGCGTTAAGTCCACCATTAAAGCTATCCGTAAGGTAGATCCTGAGCTACTTAAAGAGATGAACGCCGAGATTAAAGCGGTAATGATCCCTATTCGGGATAAAGCTCGAGGATACGCTCCCTCACCTCAGCCGGATAACCTTTACGGCTGGAACGAAAATACGGTAGGTAAAACTATTACTGCCAAAAACTCGGCCTTTAGAACTTTTAATACTGAGGGCCGAGTACGCCTTTTTCCGCTTTACGATTATGAGACGGTTAAAAAAGGTATTTACTACGCGCAGCCTGCAGGCTCACGTAATAAAAATGGATGGCGAGCTCTTTACTATGTAGCTAATAAGTCAGCTGCCGGCGCGATTTACGAGACTGCAGGCCGAGCTAATCCCGGTGGATCCTCTGCAAGTAAATCAAATAACCCTAATGCCGGTGCTCACTTTATTAGTCGTATGGGCCCTCTATATGGAGATAAGCGCGAGGAGCGCGGCCGTATGATCTTTAGAGCGTGGGCTGAGGATCAGGGTAAAGCTCAAGCTGCAGTAATACGAGCTATTGAGAAAACCGTAAATGCCTTTAATCAAGGCCGATATACCAAGGCCGCATAATGGCACTAAATATCCCTAGCTTAGTCGTAAGCGCCGTAACTACTTTTGACGGTAAAGCCCTTGGTAAAGGTCAAAAGCAGATATCAGGCTTTGAGAAAGGCGTAAAAAGTTTAGGTAAAGCTTTTGGCGTTACTTTTGGAGCTGCAGCCCTAGCCAATTATGGCAAAAATGCTATTAAGGCTTTTGCAGAAAATGAGAAGTCAGCGGTACGCCTTGCCCGGGTAGTAAAAAACCTAGGGCTTGCTTTTGAGGTACCTCAGATCGAGCGTAACCTTGACGATATCTCGGCCAAGTATGGATACCAAGGCGAGGTATTACGCGAGGCTTTCCAAAAACTTATAAGCGTTACGGCCTCAGCCTCTAAATCCACAGAACTACTAAACTTATCTTTATCGATAGCGGCAGGATCGGGCGAGGATCTTTTAACCGTTAATCAGGATCTCGCAGCGGCATACGTAGGTAATAACAAGGGCTTAAAAAAATATAACCTAGGACTTACACAGTCAGAGCTTAAGACATTAAAGTTTGAGGATGCCCTAGCCCTATTGACTAAAACCTTTAAGGGCTCAGCTGAGGCAGAGCTAAATACTTATAGCGGCAGGATGCGCGTATTAGGCGAGGCCGCCGATAATGCTCAGGAAATCATAGGCACCGGTCTAGTCGATGCGATTATGATTTTATCCGGTGATAGCACCGTAGACGAGCTCGCTAAAAGTATGGCCGAGCTAGCTACTAATACCTCGGAGGCTTTAACTAATCTAGGTAAGTTTGGTAGAGGTGTTATAGATATTTTTGGCCCGGCAGCTACCTTTTTAGAAAAGTTTATTAAAGCTACTGATCCTTTAGTATCTTTGATAGTCGAGGGCGATCCAAGTATCTTTATGGATAAACCTAAACCTCGCGCTCGGCGTTTTTTTAGCGGTGGACAAGACTCCATAGAGGAGGCCAAGTTAGCCAAATTAAGAGCAGCTGCAGCGGCGAAAGAGCTAGCGAACCAAAAGCGATTAGCAGCCGAAAGAGCAAAAGCCCTCGCGGCTGAAAAAAATAAGATTTCACTTTCTAAAGCCGCTGCCGCTTTTGATAGTACCCGGATCTCACTAGCTGCAGCTCTTAGCTCTACATACGACAAAGAGACTAAACTACGCCTTGAGGCTTTAATGCTGATCGAGCAGGATAAAGGCGATGAGGCTTTAAAGAAAATAGGCGAGCTTGCAGCTTTCCAAAAAAACGCGGATTTACAGCGGCTAGCAGGTGTAGAAACAATTAGTAGCGCTACCCTTGAGGCTTTAAACAAACAATTACTTACTGAGCTAAAAGTTATCAATGATAGCAAAATGGCCGAGGGTAATAAGGAATTGGCGCGTGAGGAGGCGTTTAAGAAATATAACGCCGCTATAACGGCTGCCGGTACCTTGGCGGCTAAAGAGTCATATAACGAGCGCGTACAGATCCAACTAACCGAGATAGCACGATTAGCCTCTCTAAGTAAGACTACGAGCGCGGCTAATACTGCAGCTCTTTTACTTGAGTCTGCCGAGTTATCTATGATCGATCGAGTCCGTAAGGCTCAAGCTTTAGCCGATGATGCAAGGCTTAAAGCGCTTAAAGACTATCTCGCTTTATTAAATGGTGTTAGTGATAACCCGTTTGGAAATATTCCACTAGGAGCTGAGGGCGATTATATCCAAATAGGACCCTCCGGCGGTTTACGCGGCGGCGCTATAGCTGGAGTAATGCCTACACTTACCGCGATGCCTACGCTGACTGAGACGACACCTAACTACGGATATAACCCTACGATGGGCTTTCCCGGTCAAAGCGTAGACGTAACTATTAATACAGGAATAGGAGATCCCGAGGCGATCGCTCGAGCAGTCGAGGATCTACTTAATCAGTCTACTTACAGAGGTACCTCTACGAGACGAGGTACAGGAAACTACTATGAGTAATTGGCTACCTGAGTGGAGAATTACGGTAGGCACTACAGTTTACGATAACGTTTTATCCGTTAATATGGCTACGGGCCGCGATGATATCGATCTACAATGCAACGCAGGCTACGCACGTATGGAAATTATTAATCTTACTAATACACCTTTTGATATTGACGTAACCGATGCCCTTACTCTTGAGCTTAAAAATAGCGCTGGGACTTATGTACCCGTTTTTGGCGGTGCAGTATCAGATTTTGGTATCTCGGTACGATCTCCTGAGGAAACAGGTTTTATAACGATCGGTAATATATTAGCCGTAGGATCCTTAGCCAAGCTTACTAAAGCTCTTTTTCCCGATGCCTTGGCTAAAGAAAATGACGGCACTCAGATTTATGACATACTTAACGAGCTACTTATTAACTCTTGGTTTGAGGTAGCACCTGCCCTACAGTGGTTTAACTACGACCCTACGACTACGTGGGCCAATGCAGAAAACGTAGGGCTAGGCGAAATCGATCAGCCGGGTCTATACGAGATGATCGCTAGAACAGCTGAGCCGGGTATGAGTTATAATTTATGCGCTCAAATTGCACAGAGCGCTCAAGGGCAGATATACGAGGATACTGCTGGGCGAGTTTGTTACGCCGATACAGATCACCGTACACAATATTTGTCAGCTAATGGCTATAAGACTTTATCCGCTAATTACGCTATACCCTCTACGGTTAAAACGATCCTACAGATAGGCAAGATCCGTAACTCCCTAGTATTTAATTATGGTAATAACTACGCTAGCCAAGCTACGGCCCTCGATGCCGACTCGATCGCTAATTATGGCCGCTATCAGCTAAGCGTTACTACTAACCTACATAACCTAGCCGATGTAAATACCCTTATGACTCGAGAGCTAGGGCTTAGGGCTATCCCTCGAGAGCAGCTACAGAGCATTACCTTTAGGCTCGATAATTCAGAG